ACTGGGCTCGTCTGTGGGATCTATTGGACGGTAGCGTCCTGCATAACTCATCTCCTTTTGTAATGCTTCTAGGGTTCGATACAGATAGGGGGTAAGATCCAGCCTTGGATCCGCAGCCATCGGAAGATCCGGTGCCTCCGGGTGGGGTGTCTGCATCATTCCACCCACAAGGCGAGCGAATTGAGAAAATGCATTCTGCAATTCATTCACCATCCTGAACGGGAAGCCGGATAACATTGCGGCTCGTTCTTCATCCGTCTTAGACGGAAAGAGGAACTTCAGTGCTTCAATGCTATCAACACCTAATTCTTGAAGGTTTCTAACAACAATGGAGTTGTTAAGGACATCCTGTGTTGATTCCTCATACACAGGTCCTGTCCAACGCCACATTATAGTTAAGTCACCGTCAGGAATCAGACCAGTTACTCCAGGTGGAATAACTTTGGTCTGCATGCAAGCCATCATGATCTGTTTGACTTTTTCATCAAAACCAAGCATGGCTTGACGATAAAGATCATTCTCTTCTGCAGGTGCATCTTCTGCTGGTTCCACAGGCTCTTCCAGTCCGGAAGCCTTAGCAAGAGTTGCACGGAATAGACGCTCCTCCTGGAAGATAATTAATTCAAGACAACGACAGATACCATGAGTATAGATAGCAGCTGCTTTTTTCTTTGCAGTAGCAGATACGCGACCAAACAATGATTTGTATTCTGTTGCAGTTACGCCAGCAGAAATAGATAGTTCATCTACACCACCAAGAGCAGTACGAATTTCTTCTCGGTACTGACGGGCAAATGCGTTTTGATCACCAGTGATAGCATCTGGAACAATGTAACCAACACGATCGTTTGGTTCCAGGTTTGCAATGACGCGTGGTACTCGGATCTGACCATCTACACCACGACCGATGGGATCCTGCTTAAAGGTGGAGCGACTCAGTGAAAAGGCACTTGTAAATCCAGAGTTTGCTGCGATAGAAGGACGCTGGACGGCGGCATCACCACCAGCTTCCATCAGGTCAGTTTTAGGCCTGGAGGAAAGAAGAGTGGGATTACCAAAGAACTGTACGTTTTTCCGCATGGTGCGGATCAGTTCGTCGTGTACTGCAATATGACTAGCAAATGCATCAAATTCACCTACGCCTTCTGCGGCAAAACCTTTGGGGTTATTAAAGATTTCAACGCAAGGAATAAAGCCAAGAGTATTTTTAAATGTTTTGGTCTTGCCATAACCTGTGTAGTTAGGCAGATCAAAAGACATTTCGCTTTCCGAATGCGTCTCTTCGATCGTGCGACGCTTAATGGAAAGCCGAATGTAACGTTTGGATCCTTGTCCACCAGGGAGAGCACCAC